TATTTATTATAACCAAGTTTTTTCAATATTTCTTTTGTTTTTGAATACGTAAGCTTCGATAAATCAATTCTTTCCTTTTTTATTTGTTGTTTTATATTTTCAATAACTTCTTCGGGCATTTTTGTAGTTTCCTTTCCTTGAAATTGCGATAATATTTCCTTGAAATGATTAATCTTTTTATAAGCATAAAAGCAAACCTCTTTCGGTGTTTCTTTATAAGATGGTTTTTCATTGTCAATTAAAAATTGAACGCTATGAAAACATTTATTACATAATAAAATTCCATCATCTTCCATTAATATCATTTCTCCTTTGTTACATTGAATACAAACATCATTCGAGTAAACAAATGTTTCAACGTTCAAGTAACTAGGATCAACATTTGTTAAATATTTATTTACAATATTGTGATTGCTTTCCATATTTTTTTCTACAATATTCATATTTACTGTATTCATTTGATTATTTGAAATTTTAAAAAACATACTAACCTTATCATTAGTTTTTTTTGAAGAAATTATATTTTCAGCTTGTTGTGATATCTGTTTTTTATTTTCAAAATAATTAAAGACGTGTTTAATATTATCCAACATATATTTGTTTTTTTCATTTTTCATTGTTTTGATTGTTTTAGTAACCTCGCTTATCATATCTTTTATTTCCATAATACATTCCACCTGATTTGTATCCTCTGTGTTATAACTCTTATCAATAATTAAACCATTTCTATTTTGTTGTTCCTGATTTTTTATTTTATAAACAATATTATTCATATGCTGGGTTTGTAATTCATCATTATCTAGTTCATTTTCTTCATCGTAACATTCATTCTCATCTGTATCATCCAACATTTTATACATAATATCACTATAATCACCATCAACGCCATCAACGTTACTCGAAATATGTTTTGTCGGTATTTCTTCTGTGTCATCTTCAAAAGATTCTTCTATTTTTTCAGTTATATTCCATATTATATCAGTCGGTTTTACGTTTAATTTTGTCGTTAATAACTCTAATTTTTTCTTTAAATGTTTCCTATATTTACGTAATTTAGGTATAGTAACATTTTCATCAAATGAAAAATGGTTCATAAATTCCTTATGTTTTTCATCTAATGTTACCGCATCCTTTTTATTAATAACTATTTTCTTAGTTGGTTTGGGTTTAAATGAAGGCATATAATATTTATCCTTAATTATATATTTAATTCTATTAATCGTTAAGAAAATTAAATATATAAATATTATCAGAACAAGATAACTATATGTATATTGTTTTATTTGACCGAGAAGATAGATTGGGTTCAAATTTATTAATTTATTTGGCACAATTACTCTACGCACATAACAATAAACTATTTATTAAATTTAAAAATAATTCAAAAAGTGATTACAGTTTTAGTCATTCTATTTTTGTTAAAATTTTATTCAATTACATTGACAAATATAACGAACAATTATCTAGTGAAGAAATATCAGATGATACATTATTTGAATTTGAGAATCCAAGAAATTATATGTATATGTTAAGTTTTACATTACGAGATATTCAAAATGACTATCTTAGCTATTTTAATAAATTCATATATGATGAAATAAAATCGGATATATTGGAAATAAGAAATGTATATAATCAAGTTCCATTTGATGTTAACAAAACAATCTTAGTTCATTTAAGATTGGATGATATGGCACATTGGAAAGATTATGATGGTTCTATATGTTCTAATTATTATAAAAATAAGATAAAAAAACGCGAAGATTGTTATGATTCAAATTATGGAGGAGGTAATAGCCAATCTCCGTTATCCAAAGAAAAATTACAAGCTGTAATCGATAGAGCACAATCAAAATTTACAGATTATAAGGTTTTGTTAATAACAAGTCCTAGATCAGATACATCCTTTTTTGAATACGATGTAATTAAAAATCACGATGAAAGTTATGACCTTTATTTATTATCACTATGTAAAGTTGTAATATTATCACGTTCTACATATGCTATAGCAAGCCTACTTTTTAATAATGAAAAAGATATGGTATATGTGCCGTTATGGGGTCACGCGGTATGTTGTGGATTCGATACCATATATGATAATAATGATATATCAAAATATGAATACTTTTACTAAGATTTAACTCTGTAGATAAGAAGAAATATTTGATTGGACAAATTCGTATATATAAGATGGTTTGAAATATTTTATTTCATTATTATGTTTTCTAGAAAAAATATAATACTTACCCTTTTTCCTAACACTCCATCCTTTTTCAAGGGCATTATGAATAAATGATAATTTATTTATTTCATTACTAGGAGGAATATGAGTAGAGATATTCATATCTATATACCAGTATTAATAATGAGTAAATTAACCGCATAAAATATCATATGATTTCAAATTTAGCATCATATGATATTTTCAAACACATAAAAATTTATCTCTAGGTAATATTCACGTCATATACTTTTTTTAAATAAATCCTCCCACTAAATTCGACCCTAAAGTAAATCCGGCACCGGTTCTAGCGGCAACACCGACTCCAGGTAAATAGGTGTCGAGAATGGCAAAAGTGGCGGCAGCAGAAGCAGCTATAAGCATAACTTCTTCTCCTAAGAGCTTTCTACCAGGGATAATATAGCAACAAACTGATATTAATAATCCCATAATTAAATATTTGGTAATTCTTATTATCATTAAAGAAACGTTCGACATAATTATATATTATATCTAAGAAAAAAATATATAAACAACTTTGCTTTATCATTTTATATGACGAAAAAGAATAAAGGTTCAAGTAAACCCCCTCAATCGGGAAAGAAACTAGCAGACTTATTAGAGGTAGATAAACCTATAGCAGGACAAAATTTCGCTTGTATATCTTTTGTTTCTCCCGAAAAAATATTGAAGGATAAGAATTTATTCCTTTTTGAATGCTTTTTAAAAAATTGGGAGTTTAATAAATCTATGGAAAAATTTATTCAATTTAATAATTTCATTAGTTATAAATATAATATTCCAGCCGATAAATTAAAAGAAGATTATGACGAGTTTGTGAAAGAAGAGGGTGAAACAATAAGAGAGGGAAATGCGACTGATGATTACAAAAACTTTTTTGATATGAATGAAGAAAAATTAGAGCAAGAATTTAACAAAAAGCACGACTTCCAAACATCAACTAGAGGTGTAAAAATTAGAGGTTGTTTCCCTACACAAGAAGAGGCAGAATTCCGTTGTAAGATGTTGCGAGAAGTTGATCCGGCATTTGATATTTATGTGGGTCCTGTAGGACAATGGTTATGTTGGGAACCGGAAGCTTATAAAACAGGAAGAACGGAATATTTAGAAGATGAATTAAATAAGCTAGTTCACGAGAAAACAAAGAATGAGGCAAATGCTAAAGTGGCATTCGATCAACGTATCAAAGAAGCGAAAGAAAAGGCAATTAAGGACAATATCGAGAAGGCGGAGAAGAGCGGGAATGTATTGACACAAACAATCGATGAAAATGGTGAATTAGTTGGTATATCTGGAAGAAATACCCAAGAAACTATTTTAGCATCTAAGGAAAATGTTACTTCATCGGAAATTATCAGTGAATTATTTGAAGGTGATAATATTATCACAAATACTAGTAAAGATGTTTAATTTGTGATTGTAATTATACAAAATATATTTTTTATGGAATGATAAAAAAATATATTTTATTATTTTTATTAAATTTAGTTCTACGATTATTTTTTTCTTTTACAATAGTATAAACGAACAATGGCAGGAGGTTTAATGCAACTTGTAGCATACGGAGCCCAGGATGTATATCTTACGGGTAACCCACAAATTACTTTTTGGAAAGTCACATACAGACGTTATACTAACTTCGCAATGGAGTCTATAGAACAGACATTTAACGGTCAGGCAGATTTCGGACGAAGAGTTCAGCTTATTATTAGCCGAAACGGTGATTTATGTTACCGCACTTATCTTCAGGTGGTTCTTCCCGAAATCAACCAGTTGATGGGAACCCAGAACTCTTCCGGAACTTCCTCTGTTTATGCCCGTTGGTTGGATTTCCCTGGAGAACAAATTGTCGCTCAGGTTGAAGTTGAAATTGGAGGTCAGCGAATTGATCGCCACTATGGTGACTGGATGCATATCTGGAACCAGCTTACAATGACTTCCGAACAACAACGTGGTTACTTCAAGATGATTGGTAACACCACCCAACTTACCTTCATCACCGACCCCCAGTTCGCCAGCATTGATGGACCTTGTGACTCCCAAGCACCTCGCCAAGTTTGTGCTCCCCGAAATGCCCTTCCCGAAACTACCCTATACGTCCCCCTTCAATTTTGGTTTTGCTCCAACCCTGGTTTGGCTCTTCCTTTGATTGCCCTTCAGTATCACGAAATCAAGATTAATCTTGATCTTCGCCCTATTGATGAGTGCTTATGGGCTGTTACCACCCTTAACTGCTTGGACGCATCTGGATCTGTTACCCCCGGTAAGCCAGTCCCCGCTTCCATCGCATACAACCAGTCTTTGGTTGCTGCCTCCATCTATGTCGATTATGTCTTTTTGGATACCGATGAACGAAGACGTTTCGCACAGAACCCCCACGAATACCTCATCCAACAGCTTCAATTCACTGGTGATGAATCAGTCGGTTCGTCTTCCAACAAGATTAAGCTTAACTTCAACCACCCCTGTAAGGAACTTATCTGGGTCGTCCAACCCGATCAGAACGTGGATTACTGTTCTTCTCTTGTTTGTGACGCAATCCTTTACCGTGTTCTTGGAGCACAACCTTTCAACTATACTGACGCAATTGATGCTCTTCCCAATGCCATCCACTCTTTCGGAGGACCTGAGGCTACTATCGGACAGAATGGTTTCATCGATCCTTATGGACTTTTCCAGGACGCTGGTGCTTTAGATACCGATATGGAAGCTTTCTCTGGCTACTACTGGAGTGGTTCTGGTAACCCATACAACCAGCCCAACTTCGGAGGCCCTGCTATTCAATCCAACCTTCCCGATGGAACTCCTGTTTTATCCCAAATCCAGGACCACAACCAGAACTCCACTGTTTCTGATGCCGGAACTTTCGTTTTGACTGAGACCTCATTAGACATGCATTGTTGGGGACAGAACCCCGTTGTTGTTGCGAAATTACAGCTCAACGGCCAGGACCGCTTCTCTGAGCGTGAAGGAAGTTATTTCAACTACGTCCAACCTTACCAGGCTCACACCAGAACCCCCGATGAAGGTATCAACGTCTATTCTTTTGCCCTTCGCCCTGAGGAACACCAACCTTCTGGAACCTGTAACTTCTCTCGTATTGATAACGCAACTCTTCAATTGGTTCTTTCTAACGCTACTGTTGAAGGTACCAAGACTGCCAAGGTCCGCGTTTATGCTACCAACTACAATGTGTTGAGAATTATGTCGGGAATGGGTGGGTTAGCCTACAGCAATTAACCAAACGGTCGGGTGGGTGTTTTTATATGCGAGTTTTATATACAAATATACAAATATTAATATATTATAATAATATAATTTAAAAATGATTTATATTATTAATCATAGTGGGTTGTAAGATGATCGCGAATATGGAAACTATTACTAGACAACATTATTACCATTCTGCGGTTGAAGAAAAATATACTATATTGGAATTTATACCTGGTAAAATTGTTACGAGAGGAAAACAAACAAAAGACCAAATGAAAAATCCAATATGGAAAGTTTTAGATAAAGATGGTGTTGATTTTTATGTTATGTATTGTGAGACAGATACTTTGTGTAAATTGTGTAAATTAGGTTATGATAGGTTTACAGAATTTCAAAAAGGAGAGGGGATAAATTTAATATGGTATAATACATATTCTAATTATATACAGGCGATAGATGGTAAAACAAAAAAAATATATCATATTTCGAATATTGTTACAGGTGTAACAGAGAGAGTAAAATACATTGATGGAGATAAATATAATAATTTTGTTACAAATTTACGTATGTGTAATGTAAAATCAGTGCCGATAAAAAAAGATATAACTGCGATTCATCCGTATAACAGTTATATTGAAGAAAATTATAATGTTATTGAATATATTCCAGGACATTATACCGATGTAGGAAAGGGTTCATACGTAATGAAAAATCCAATTTGGAAAGTATTAATTGGTGATAAAATATACTATTTGTTGTATTGTGAAAATGATATATTATGTAAATTGTGTGAAGAAAGTTATCAGAAAGTAAAGGAGTTTGATTCGAATGTTGGTAAGGTTCATACATGGCATAAAACATATGGTGGAGTTCATACGTTTCATAGAATAGAAAAAACTTCATATTACATTCATCAAGTAATTATGGGTTGTAAAAAACATAGTGATAATTTAGAGAAAAAGCATCAATATATAAAACATATTGATGATGATTTGTTGAATAACTCTATGGAAAATTTAACATTAATGGGTGATAATCGAAAACAATCAAAAACTACAAAAATAATTGAAAATATAGTTGACTTTCAAGATACATCTGATATCACTATTTGCGATAATGAATGTTTACAAAACCGCGCTGCTATTGAAACAATGGAAGAATTGTTATTAGAGCCTAAAATAATTGCTGAAGATGTTATAATCCAAAAACCCGATGAAAATTATCATTATTATCATCCATATGTTATAAAAAATTATAATGTAATTGAATACATATCAGGACACGTGTATACTACTGGCAGAACAGCAAATATAATGAAAAATCCGATATGGAAAGTTTTAATAGATGAAAAAGAATATTATTTAATGTATTGTGAAACCGAAAGCCTTTGTAAATTATGCTGCGAAAGTTATAAAATTATAAAAAATTATCACTTGGATATTGGTAGAAATGTTACATGGTATAAAAGTTCCAATGGATATATTCAATCCCATAATTTTAAAAGTGATAAAACGTATTATATTCACCAAATTATTATGGATTGTAGTGGAAATGGTAGAGGAACTAAAAATATCAGCGTAGACCATATCGATAGAGACCGATTAAATAACACGTTGGAAAATTTAAGATTAGCAACTCGTGAAATACAACAACAAAATTCAAAGGGTAGTTTAGCTGGAACAAAACGAGAAAGAAAACATAATGCTATTGACCTTCCAATTGGAATCACCCAAGATATGATGCGTAAATATGTGGTTTATTATCACGAATGGTTAGACAAAGATAAAACAAGGGAACGTGAATTCTTTAAAGTAGAGAAACATCCTAAACTAACAGATATATGGTTTTCAAGTAAATCGAATAAAGTTTCCATTCAAGAAAAACTAAATCAAGCTAATAAAGTAGTTGATGATTTAGAAAATGATATTCAACCAATAAAAGAAGGTAGTAATGTTCCCAAATATGTATCACTTGGAATATCTAGAGGAAAACCACATTTAGTCTTTGAGAAACGTATGTCGGATGGAAAAAGATTAAATTTCAAAATGGTATTACCAGATGAATATGAATTATCCGAACAACTTTCTATATTTGACGAAAGGATATTAAAAAAATATGAAAAAACTAGAGAATCGTTATCAGAATAAAATATATTAACTTATGAAACCAATATATTCTTTTAACAGTGAATTACAATGTATAAATATTCAATATGAAGATAGGATATATTTCTTAGATTACCCCGACTTTTGTAAAATCCTAAATAATGATAAAAAATTCAAATTCGAACAATTTGAAGGTGAAGATTATCCATCTTTTTTATCTAACAAAAAAAGAATAAGTTATTTACAATTTATATTTGATGATAATATAAATTGTATATTCAGTTTTAAAAATAATAATTTGTATGATTTAAGACGTTCTAATGTATTCTATCGTTAAATATGTGATGATAATTGGGTTAAATGGTTTAAAATTTCGCATATAATATTAAAATATATAATAATGGACGATTTTGATTATGATACTGACAAATGCGATAAATTATCGTTATCACAAAATAATAACGATAATAATGATGAATATGTAATTAAGGCAAATGTGTGTAAAATATTATCAAAACAATTAAAATTACCCGAAATACATTATGATTATATGGGAGAATATGAACCTCCCAAAGAACACGGTTTAATAAATTCCGATGTTATTATACCACAATATTATTTTAACAACAAAGACCCATCAAAAATACTTAATATAAATTATTATGACATAATTAAAGATGATATTCGTAATTATAGAGTGTTAAAAAAATATCAATTAGAGTATATAAAAAATTTACCAAGTGAATATAAGGATGAGTTAATTGATATTTTTAACGATTGTTTGAGAATTATTAATGAATTCACAGATACACTAAATTAATTTCTTAGATTGTTTCAAAATCCAGATAATGATTTACCCAAATCATTTAATATAGGTTCTTCAATTGGAATGGTTTCCGGTATTGGTTTACCATATGTATGAGGATTTTTTGAAAATAATTTTATATTACACGGATAATGACAAGTAGCTCTTAATTCTTGGAATGCCTTTTGTTTTTTCTTTAAATTTGTCTTAGAACAAATGCTGCGAGGCATATAACACAAATAAATAACTGCTCTAAGATTTTGACTAATTCTTCTTTTATCTGCTTCAATTCCACAATGTATTGTGCGACTATCCCAAAATACCAAACTACCCTTGGGACATTTTATATTTTTTATTTCACATCCTCTTTCGGCATAAAACCTTCGTTGTTCTTTTGTTAATTTATACCAATTACTTTTTTTTGTAACATCATATGTATCTCTAAATTCGGAATGATATTTATTACTACTTTCCATAAAAGATAATGTTGAATCGTAATCATTAATATCCAATCCAGTAATAAAACTTTGAATACAATTAAATTCAGGGGTTGTAAAAGATTGGTCTGTGTGATAATTTGTATTTCCTCGAAACCATCCCCTTTTCGTTATTTCGGGAGGTAAATGAAAACTTAATCCATCAAATGAAACGAGTAATTCATTGACATCACAATTCCAAAAATAAGCGAATATTTCAACTATTTTAATATTTTGTCTTACATCCCAGGATGCTTGTATGTGACCTATACCCCAATGTTGTAATAACATAGAATGAGAAGGATATAATTTATAAAATTCATTCCACGTTTCTATGTTATTTCTATCTATAGGAATTTCCCAACTTTGAGTTATATGTTCTAAGAAATCCCATATTTTGTTAACCATTGTCTCACATTCAATATCATCTAAAACATTTGGTATAATAGCAACACCAAATGTTTCGATTGTCTCTCTTAAAGTTTCTTTAGAACAAATATATCTTTCAAATTCGTATGATGTTGTCATCCTGTAAAATTATCATAAATGTAATTAATAAAATGTAAATCATTTTTATTTGTATTTTCGTTATAAAACGACAAGAATGTTTGATATGATACCGTTTTCATATAATAATTATACCATTTATGATAACAATAAAATGATAGATGTTATGATTAATAAATTAGCAGAAACGTGATTAAAATTCTCAATATCTCCTTTATCATATTTTGTATTAAATAAGATATCCATTACATCAATTCCATAATTTGTATGACAATCAATATGATGATCTCGATGAACTGATGGGTGTATTATATTATAATTTATGTTATGTATTGTTGCGTACATAAAACACCACAATAATACAACCTTATAATTTATCAATTTTACAAATTCTACAAAAAGAATAAATGCTAATCCCTGAGTATAAATGTTTGTAATAAACTCATAAAAGATATTATATGTTTGTTTGTTTACATCCAAGTCGTGATGAGTTTCGCCGTGAAATTCATATATTTTTAAAAACATATCTACACCTTTATTGAAATATGGATTGCGTGTAAAAACATTATCGAAACTATTATATATCTTTCTTAAATCTACAGTATGAGCTATTACGTGCGTAAAATATCCCAAAATACCAATAAATATCCAACTAAATACACAAAGTATAAATTTGAAACTATAAAATGATTTATCACTTAACAAATACAAGCAATATATCAAAACAATATAATAAGGTATATTTTTTATAAAATGTTGATACAACATTGCCTTTGTATTTAAATTATCATTGATCGGCGTTTCATTATTATCTTTTTCTTCCATTTATCTAGTAATTATGGAATTTTATAAAATAAAAAAAACTACGAAAAAAAGGGGTAAAGAATATATAAATCATTTCATCCATACTTTTGACGCTTTCAACAATGGAAGATTATCTAAGAAAAGTATAGGTGAAATGATTAGGGCTATTCATTTTGTTACTCCAATAAATATAATTGTATTGTTATGTATTTCTCCTCAATATATTTGTAATTTAATTATGTTGTATATGTTATTTGTATTAACATCTTTTATAATATTTGATGGTTGTTTTTTAACTATTATAGAACAATACTATTGCGATGATAATTTTACAATAATAGATCCATCAATGGAATTATTAAATATCGAAAAAACAAATAGAAATAGATTTCTTATTTCTATTCCTATCGCATTTATTTATATAGCTATTACATTTATTATTTATGATTATCGTTTTATATTTCAAAATATCTGAAAGAAATTATTATTCTTAGGTTGTCTTCCTTTCTTCTTAGGTTGTTTCTTTTTTGTAACTGTAAATGATTTACGAGAAGGAGTTTTCTTTTTCGAGTATTCTACAATATTATCATTCAATTGTGAAATAACTTGTGATTTTGATTTTACACTATCTTTATCATCTTCATCATCATTGAAATCTTCCATAACCTTTTCATTATTATCCTTTTCATATTCATCACTATCACTATCACTACTACTACTACTGCTGCTGCTATTATCACTATCACTATCACTATCACTATCACTATCACTATCACTATCACTATCACTATCACTATCACTATCACTATCACTATCACTATCACTATCACTATTGCCTTCTATCACAATACTATTCGTTTTACTCGATGTTTTACGATTCGGATTATTACCCGGAGAATATTTCAAAAAATATTTTTCGTATTCCTTTGATTTTTTATCACCTTTCAATTCATTATATTTATTGTTTAGTTGTTGCCGTGATTCTTCTCGCGTGGTTTCGTGTCCTTCACAATCTGTAACAAATCGTTTTAATAAACCTTTTTGGGATAATTTGTTATGTTCTTGTATCTCAAAAAGAAATTGTGACATACATAATAATTTATATGGTTCATAATAGGATTTATATTTAGTGTTTACAGCATAATAAAATGCTAAATAGAAATGTAAAAGAGTGTCAATGCTACCAATATTTACCTGCTTACCATTTATTTGGATTTTGTTAAAGGCGTGACAATGTGTAGACTTGTAAATAACACATACAACTTTTCCATTTACTTTAACAACATAACTAGGTGGTATTAATTCACCATATTCTTCACGTTTAATTATAGAGACGTCAGAGTTACCAATAAAATTTAATTGTTCCTTGACATCTTTAGCAACATCTTTTGGGTTGGGTGATAATACATCAAAATGAGTAATGGTATCGAATGATTTATGAATATCCTTTTTCAGATAAGTTTGAAACAATGTGTTTACATACCCTCCAATAAAAATAACATTATTTTCAATTAACGCATTACGAATCACTAAGAAGTTTGGTTTGCTTAATTCATTCATTCTTTTGTTTTTCTTAGTTCCTCTTGATGTTTTACATTTATCATAATGGAATGGATATGCCTTGTTTAATATTACCAATCTTTTATAAACCTTTTCCCAACGGTCAGGTTCAGATTGGGGTCGTGATAATTCACCATACATTGAAAATCTTAGTAAATTGACAGGAGAATAATGTAACCCATCCTTTGTAATACTTTCTCTTAACAACGTGTCTAACAATAAAGTATTCATATGTGTGACATCCAATACAGGTAAATAATTTACAAATACTTTATATGTTCCAATATGACTTCCGGATTTAGCCACTACATTTTTATATCCCTTTTCATAAAAGATATCGGCAATCTCTTTGACATTTTCAATTGGATTGTCGGAAAATACATCGTAATCAGGAACATCCACCTCTGTATTATAAAAACGTAGTTTAGGTGGTAATATATTATTTATAGCTGTTCCACCATAAATCATCATTTTATGACTTTTTATAAACTTTTCAATGATTTTGAATATATTTTTTACAACAGGAGATTGGGCTACTCTTTTAGAAAGGTTTTTTTCCGCCTTATCCATAGCATTCCTAAGAATATTTAATTGACAATCTTCAAAAGATAGTCCATCACAACTAGGTGAGTCTTCCTCTATATCTTCAGGTTCAATATCATAAATATCATCTACATTTTTAGTGCTACTTCGTTTTTTTTCACTACTCATATTATTATTTATAATTAGATATTTTATTTTATAAAGTAATAGACAATCCTCCTTGAACGCCAGTTGTTTTTGGTATAGGGTCAATTGGTTGATCTGTGCTTTGATATGTAGGTGGTGGGGTGGAACGTAACTCTTCTGGTTTTAATACAAAAGCATATTTCGCATCAGTAAAAAAAGAAATATCATTGGAGTTACCATATTGAAAACATATACCTGCCATTTGAACTCCTCCTGGATTTGTTTCAGATAATGGCACGCTAATTGGATATGGGTTAATTGATGGTGTATTATCAGGTAATACAATAGAAAGGGATGTTTTATTAAAATCAATTAATTGATTAATATCGGGGGTATGTTTGTAATCAGTATATCGCATTGTTTGACAAAAAGATTTATTACTTATTATGTTTACATATTCAATCATTGGTTTGTATTTTAAAACGCTTGGGTAAGTATTATCGATAACAATAATTATTTTATTTCTAAGAGAAGGTAATGACATTCCAGGAATATTAATAGGATCAATACTATTATAATTGTATTGGGGATTTAGCATATAATTTACATAACTTCTAAGAATATCCTTTAACGATGTAAACATAGCTTCATTATTACTTTTTACACGTAAGTGAATAATTAAAGGATCTGAAAAATTAGAGCAGGTAGCTTCTTGAAAAGCATAAGTAGCTATTGTTTTCATTACATCACTAAAAGGTATTGTATTTTTAACATTTACAAAATAAAAATTATCACTTGAAGATGAATAGGATACAACTGGTGTATTATTTACTGAAAATAGTTGAAAATCTAAACATCTTGCTCCCTTAGATATAACATTCTTTAATGCGTCGATACTGACCGTAGTATTAGATGGATCTAAACAGCAATCACTTGCCGTCATTACATAATAACTTGCTAATGAATAATTAAACTCTTGTGGAGCTACGGGTATGGGTAATATTGTGCTTACAGTAGAACCATCCAAACCCTCTTTTGTAATGGTTGTTATCAAATTGAATATCATAAAAATGAATAAATAAAGAATAGACATAATGGTAAATATCAACATACCATAATTATTACAAAAAGGGCTATTTTCCCTTTTACATTTCGCAAATAGCATAGCACAACCTATAACATATATAACGCTAATCCAAATATATGTAGTATTTGCGTATATTTTAGAAGAATCGTATAAAAATATATTTATCATTGGTTTGAATATTATATATATTATAGTTATTACAAATAACAATATATTGAAATTATTCAAGTAATAATTCAGCTCAGTTCCTAACATATCCATTATATTTACAATTGATACGAAAAACCCATATACAATCATCGTAAAAACAAAATTGGATGGTTTGAATATTATATAAATAAACATACATATAATTGATGCTAAGAAAGATAACCATACAAATTTCAATCTCTTATCCATTTTGTTAAAAAGAATATCAACCATATTATTAAAAGATAGTGATACACATTTATCGTTATTCATCATATAATATAAAATGCTTAAAATTTGAGTTATACACAAAATTATTATTCAAATGCCAGGCGGGTTAATGAACCTTATTTTTGAAAGTCAGCAGAATTGTTGGTTAAATGGAAATCCTACCCGTAGTTTTTTTAAAACAACTTATTCAAAATATACAAACTTTGGATTCCAAAAATTTCGAAATGATTATGAAGGTTCAAAATTTCTTAGATTGAACGAACAATCCACATTTGATTTTAAGATTGGAAGATATGGAGATTTGCTTATGGAAACATATGTAGGTATTACATTACCTAATATATGGAGTGGTATTCTTCCTCCAGATGAAAACGAAGAACCATTTAATCCAACAAATTGGAGACCATACGAATTTAAATGGATTGAAAATATTGGAGCAAAAATGATTTCTAAGATAACAATATATTGTGGAAATCAAGAAATTATCCAATATTCAGGGGATTATTTATTAGCACAACTTCAACGAGATTTTCAAGGAACAAAAAGATTCCTTTTCGACCAAATGAGTGGAAATGTTCCGGAATTAAATAATCCTGCTGCTTATGGTGTAAATGGTGGAAAATACCCAAGTGCTTTTTTCTTAGATAATGATTATGTGCCACAACCTTCCATTCAAGGAAGAGTTATATACATACCTTTAAATAACTGGTTTTCAATGAAAAGTCAATTAGCATTTCCATTGATTTCATTACAATACAATGAACTTCACATAACAGTTACATTTCGCCCTATTTCTGAATTATTTGTTATTAGAGATATACACGACCATAAAAATAATTATCCTTATATAGCACCTAATTTTAACGACCAGGATATGGGATTGTCACGTTTTATTCAACCTCCTCCTAATTATACCCAAGAATCTACATCCTATGTAAATAAAACATCTTGGAATACTGACATACATCTTGTTTGTACGTATTGTTTTTTATCAGATGAAGAAAGAAGATTATTCGCATTAAACGAACAATCATACTTAATAAAACAAGTATACGAACAAATATTTTATAATGTAACTGGATCACAAATAATAGAGTTAAATTCAAATGGTATGGTTCCAGCTTGGATGTTTTATTTTCAACGAAGCGATTCAAATACAAGAAATCAATGGTCTAATTATTCAAACTTTCCTTATGAAACTGTTCCTAATTATATCACAGCCGCACCAAATACTGTTGTTATAGGAGAAGAAACATACGATGGTCCCGGAACATCTCCTGAAAATTTATATTGTACGATCATCGCATCAAGTGATAATGTAAAAAATGTTTTGGTAAATATGGCTATTCTATTAGATGGTTCATATAGAGAAAATTCACAAGGTGCTGGAATTTTCAATTATATTGGGAAATACGTACAAACTCCTGGTGCCGCCCCAGAAGGGTTATATGTTTATAATTTTTGTAATGATACAGGTAGTTTTTTACAACCATCAGGAGCCATTAATATGTCACATTTTCATACAATTCAATTGGAATTTAATACAATTTATCCACCTCTTAATTATCTAGCACAATCAACTGCTATATGTGATCCAGAAACAAAACAAATAATAGGAATAAATAAAAATAATTGGAATATTTATCAATATAACTACGACCTTCATTTTTTTGAAGAAAGGTATAATATCTTAAATTTCCAAAGTGGAAATGCTGGTATGAAATGGGCTTATTAATTTTTGTTTTTTTAATATTATTATTTCTGTGTATTTTAATGTAATTACAGAAATAATAACAGATAATGTTATATACATACTTTATGAGTTCTAGTTCTACATCAACTTCTAGTGACCCGGATACTATTTTTTTGGATAGTTTAAAAACTTCAATAATATCGATTGGTGTTATGATACTTTTATCATCTATTTTATCTTACATAACTATTATTATAAAATCATTACACAATCCATCTTTCGAATCAAATATTGACGATGATGACAATATTATTACATCTGGAAATATTCCTAGAAATAAGATAGTAGATATATTAAACATAGTGACATCATCTACATCTTTATCATCTAGAATACAAATAACAAGTAATTTATTTAATCCCAGTCAATGGATTAAACCTTCTGAAGTTTTACAAGCATATAGTTTATTATTTTCAGTAGAACCCATTTTTACAGAGGAATCCAAAAAAGATAATAATAATAATAAATATTTTAATCATATTTACCGAGCAATATTAGCCATACCATTTTTAAAAGATATGTATTTGTATTTTAATTCTCCTCATATAGGTCGCACTCCTAATTTAACAGAGGATTTGAATGGTTTATATCAAGTGAATGATAATGATAAAAAATTACAATGGGATACAACCATTTCCCAATACATCCTATATTATTTATATTCTGTTATATCAAAATCTGTAAATACAAATTTATTTATTTACAAAATGTTAATTAATTACGTTTCTAATTGGAGTGAAACCATATTATTTTTACTATATGCCTTTTTTGGTTCAATTATTATGTATACATTAGGTATTATTTCTACAATTGTATTATTTATAACAAGTGTAAGCGAAATACCAAAACTTTTTTCAGACAGAACTCCGGTTCAGAATCATAGCGAAGGAGTCAGAAAAATTGATGTAAAATGGTCTATCAATTCATTACAATTTATCAACCCATATCGTTTATTTGTTGTATGGTTGTTTGGTCTAGGTTATTCAACTCTCTTTTTGTTTTTATCATTTTTTATATTTTTATTCACCCTTTTTATTCCATTATCATTAACCGGTAAAGTTTCCAAATATTTCTTATCAATAAAAGATAATATATCGTTTCTTTTTGAGAATACAACGGATCAAGATGGTGAAAAAAATAAATTACCAAAATCTAATTTTGCCAAGGTAAATATCAATTTATCGAATGATATTAATTATTTTACTTATCTTAGTAAGTTTCTGTATAGAAATAAAAACTATATATTTTATATTACAATTGTTTATTTCTTATTAGATATCACAATAGCATATACAACTTCCAAACAATTAATCACATTTTTAATTTTCATATTTATCATATGGCTATTAAACGCATTCCATTATTCAATTGATGTTGACAATATGGAAATATTGAAAGCAACTACATAATTAATTAATATTTATTAGTAATTAATAAATAAGTCAACCATAACCCAAAAAAGTTTTTTGAAAATAAATCTAAAATATTATAACAAGTATTCTTAATATTATATGGTAAAACAGCAACCACACCATACAACGACCAAAAAATAAAAAAATAAAGATATATTTTCATTCCATCATTAGTTAAAACAGCATAGTTTTTATAAATAATATAATAATAAATTAAAAATGGAATAAACCCCAATGAAACTCCCAACAATACCGGAATTGCGGAAATTTCACCTAAATATCCAAATAAAAGCATAACCCAATTAAGTAATAAAACTGTAGTAATAGTGTAAAATTCCTTGGTATATAATGTTACAATATTTAGCTGCTCGCTTATATTTTTATCATTATATTGTAAAAAAATCAAGTAAAAAATTAAATTTATTAGCATAGTTGGCGTTGTAATTACCCAATCAAAATATCTTTGGGGGGTAATATTTGAAATATTCTTAAAATTGAATAACCAGTATATATAAAATAATCCTTCTATCAACTGAACGAATATTTCTAATATCAACATTTCTTTTAAAAATAAAAGTTTACGTGGCACATTAATAAAGATGGTAATAAATTGAATAATTCCAGTTATTACTTGTATCACAACAGATGTAATTAATGATGTATAAATATTTATTTTTACCATATATTATTATATAATTATACAATATTTGGTTTTTGAATTACCAATAAAAAAGGGTTTTATTACCCTTCTTTGTTTTTTGTTTTTTGTTTTTTGTTTTTTGTTTTTTTGTTTTTTGTTTTTTGTTTTTTGTTTTTTTGTTTTTTTGTTTTTTGTTTTTTTGTTTTTGTTTTTGTTTTTTTGTTTTTGTTTTTGTTTTTGTTTTTTGTTTTTTGTTTTTGTGAAATATTTACAATGATATGCTATTCTACTTTTTATAATATTTTTTGTATATATTGAAAATTATTTCACAATATATACATTACATCCATTTTTGAGGGGCATACACATATTCCTGAAGAGCATTTGCTAAATCATTTCCAATATATTGTGATTTGAATACATAGAACATTGACATTGGTTTATAGCATAAGTCATCACTTACAAGTTCAGATTTCACGCTAGTGATATAATAACGATACTTACCATTTCCCTTTTTCATACGAGAAATATACTGTCCGCTGGGAGTTTGGATTGGGATTCCAGAAGCACTGACAACAAGTTGGTATTTCTTAGAATAGTTAGAATTATCGCGATCGATTGAGGGGATAATGGAGTAGTCATCCGTAAAGCGGTAGAGCTGACTTTCATCCTCTTCGAAAGTAATAATCTCTTCGTCGTCAGAGATGGGAGGAAGACTGGATACATAACGTTCCCAGCTAATTATATCGTGTTCCTTGGGGTCATATTCGGGGTGAATAGTCGCATAGCAGTCATCTTCTTCATCTAACCCTACATAGCCGTCATTTGTTGGTGAGTCATTAAAATAATTTTCAAGAATGTATTCTAGATTACTGTCAAAGTGTGTGTGGGAATATCCTAGAAATGATTTATAGCAGCACTCACAGTCAAGATTATCAAATACAACAACATAATACATATACTCACCTTCTTCTGCGTCGATCAGTTGACGAATCAACATCTCGCCGTATTTGTTGGTCAATACGGAGTTCGAGTAAGGATTAATCGCAAACTCGTTCTCGTAAAGAACCGAACGCCCATCTAACTCGTGAATGGAATCACCCTCGAAAGGAAATTTCCAATCAGCTCCAGTTAGGTAAGCGTGTGTGGTCTTGAAAGCAACGTTTGAACTTGTAAAAGCCATTTTGAAACCAAATCTTCTTGATTGGGAATATTGAAAGAATGATTTGATGAAAATATTCTTTCATTTTTTTTTATTTTATATGTAAAAATGAAAAAACTAAAAATATCAAATATAGATGATAATATAAGTTAAATTATGCTATACATATGTTATTAATATTTTTATAAGGCAATCTCTTTCTACAAATATTTCTTAGGATAAATGGATTTGATAAAATAGGAGTTGGTTCTTCTTCAATATCTTCTATACTCGAATCATAATCTTCTAAGAATTCTTGATATGCTACTTCAATATTTTTCCCTAGATAAATAGATTGAAAATTATAAAAAGTATTATAACTTCCGTTAACAAGATGTTGTTGGTATTCAACTCGTGTCAGATAATACCTATGTTTTCCATTTCTCTTTTCTATTCTTGAAAAGAAACACAATGAATTATTTGTTATAGCTTTTCCATTTCGTGCTATCGCCAGTTGATATATAGGATTGTACGATGAATTGTATTCATCAATACCTTGAATAACAAATTTGTTATTTGTAAAAGCGAAAATAGATTGTGTATTATTCATTTCAAGCTGTATTGAAATAAATAAAACAGATACAAATATATTCATTTTTATTTTAATTTGTAAATACTATAAATGGTATCATATTCAAAAAAGATATTAATAATATTATATTGGTATTCAAAGTGAATGTGTTAAATATGGATGCGAATAATATAGAGAATACTGTAAAAGAACAATCGAGTGTAAAAATAAATACACCACCTTCCTTTATATATTTACGGAATATATCTATAATTTGATTTGAACCAGCGGGCACACTTTGAATAACGCCATACATAAATATATCAAAACATATTTGTGCGAACACGGATGTAGCTAAGAAAATACCCAATGAATATGTTTTTAGTTTCCATAAAGAATAAATATATCGTGTTAATATTATTACTAAGAAAATGGTTGTAATATCTCCCAAAACCGCATACATTTTATAGTCTGAATACCATTTATACATTATTACCGGTGTGATAATTCTACGGAAAACAAGTAACATAATAATTATATTAACAAAGATGATTCCATTGAGTATGGCAAGATAATCACCTGTCTTATTGTAATTGGTAACATCTGATAAATACATATTTAATATATAACAATAAAATTAACCAAACCAATTTTTAAATTCCAATGTTTTATCCTTCATATTGGATAATATAGGAGTGGATAATGGTTCTGCTATTGTAGAAGCATCGTACAAATATTTCACATACATATTTAACTCTGAATATACATTATCTACGCAATACCCAAGAACAATTTCATTTAATTTATATAATTGTTGTTCTATATGATCGTTATTATTTGTCGAGTATTGAAGAAAAAATCCACGCATAATAACAAATAATGCCGTACAATCTTGTTTATCAATAGTATATTTTCCCTGTGTTTTTTGATATATTCTTTGTTGAATTTGAGTTTGTATATAATCTACGTTTCCTTGTGAAAAAAATCTATCTGATATAGCATCAGAAGTCCAAATACCCTTGAGGGGTTCTTGTAAAGATACGCATTGTTTTGCTGGTATTTTGTCTTGTAATGAAAATAAGTTCGCCATATTGTTTCCATAAACGAACTGTTGAATATTTTTTTCCTTTATTAATCCAGCATCAACTCTTCCATTCATCTTGATTAAAATAGATAAATAGAATAAAATCCGTAAATATTATATATATGAAGTTTCAAGCAATAGTTATTATTATACTCGGTGTATTACTTATTATTACATTAATCGCATTTTACTACATAGCAGCATCACGTGGAAATAATATGGCATTCCCGCCTTCTATACCAATATGTCCTGATTATTATTACCAAACAGGTGCTTTATCAAATGGAACAATAACGTGTAAAGCAATGCCTGGTATGGTAAATACATTACGCGATGCTGGAGTTACGTCAGAGCAATGTGTAAGTCCTAATTTCACTTCCGATTATTATACGGGAACGAATGCGAATTGTTTGAAATATACGTGGTATTCAGGATGTAATTCAATACCAGCTTGGGAAGGAATTACATATGGTGTAAACAACCCTTGCGCAACCACATAATTTTAACATATTAAATATAATTTTTTTTATAAAATAAGATGGAGATAACAGATGAAGATGTTAAATATATCGATCCATATGTCTGTATTTTACACCCATATGTAAATAAAGGAGTAACTATTTGGCATAGTTATAATAATAAAATGGAAGATTTAGAAGAGGATGGGATAAAATCAGGTTATTTGTTAAATAAGGAAAAAATTAAATATGGTAGAATTACAGATTATCCATATATTTTTTTTAGGGCACCCGAAAAAGAATATATAAATATAGGAGAAATTTCAAAATATACAAATCGTATTTATATACGGGTTGATCCAGATAGAACAATGGTATTTTCATCTGAAATAAGGGCACGTTTTAGACCTTTATGTTATTATCCATCACCTGAATATGATTTAATGATTTGGAGGGAATTAATAAAATCACAAAAAACTCTTAGGGAATATTTTTTTATTGTAGAAGAAAATGAAAAAAGAATTGATAAGAATATAGATGAAAACATTTTATATCATCTATACACTTCTAGAAAGTGCGTTATACCTAGAAATATAACATTTGAATATCCGTATGATACAAGCAATATAAATCGAAACAGTGAAATTCTAGTTTTTATTCAACATCTAACAAAAGACTTTTTTGTTAATTAACTGATTATTTTAGGAAAATATATGGAATAAAAAATATTTTTAATATCTTTCTAATATAAGTATATAATCCAATGAGTATGCACAATGTAGGTTCATTACATCCAATGTCATTAGATAGCAATGCCGTTATAGGCGGTGGAAAACGTCGTCGCCGATCGATGCGACGTCGTCGCAGTAGTATGTCTCAGGGTCAGGGTCAGGGCCAGGGCCAAGGTATGGGTCAGAGCCAAGGTTATTACCAGGGACAATATGGTGGAGCTACAAATCCAATGAGCGATGTGACAGGGGCGGTTGGTAATCTAGCTTCAAATACGGTAAACGCCACGCTTGGTATGGCTCAAGGTGCGGCAAACGCTGCGTCTGCGACTGCGAATCAGGCTTTGTCTGCGGGGAAAACCCAAATGGGAGGAAGAGGATTTGGCTTTATGAGTCGCAGAAAGCACAGAAAGATGCGTAAATCCAGAAAGAGTCACAAGAAGAGATCTCACCGCAGACGTTAAATTATTTTATCTTTGTGTTGTTTGATATATTTTTAATAGTTCTGTCAATTCCTTACTCCACATTGATGTAATTTCTGTATCAAGTAATGTTTCTAATTCTTCTGATTTATCCGAGTGTTGTTTAATTAATTTCTCTACATTTTCTTCTGTTACCGAATCCATTGGCAGTTTGATAAGATAATTATAATTATCATCTATTTTATCAAATCCCATTTCTTCCATCATTTGAGTTACCACTACACTCTTTTTATTTCTTAGGTCAATCTTACCTTGAATAGTTGAACTAATATAACTAACTTTATTTCTCAAAAAGAGTAACTCTTTTTGTAATATTTTTATCATATATTCCTTTCTTTTTGCGTACATCTCTAAACGAACACCATAATAATCATCGATAATTTCTTCAACAGTCCCATATTTCTTCAATTTATCTTGACTATCAAATAGATGCATGTTACTTGTTGTTTCAATTGAATACAATTTCAATAATTTTTCTACACCATCAATACCATTTTCTGGTGGAATTGCTTCCAACTCAGCCAATCTATCTTTCATAAAAGTAATTGTAAAATGAACCGTTTTGTCCGTACAATTTTCCTCATAATTTTTAATGTATGGATTTATTTTCTTACCATCTTTATCAGTTGTCGCACATAATTTTTCCAAAAGTTCCTTGAATTGGTCTATCCAAGTTCCCACAGGCAACTCAGTAACATAAATAGCATTCTCATTCTTTTTTGAATATATACCCTTTACTAAGAATTTCATACCATCTCCTCCACCCTTTTTCGCACTTGGTGAAATAGGTGTGATTACACCTGTAAATCCGCGATAATAAGGCATAAATTCAAATGGAGCGCTTGATGTAACATCGTTTAATTTATTACGAATATAATTGATAACATCGAATGGGTTGTAACATAAAATTTGTGTGCTAAAACCAGTTCCAATTCCACACGCCCCATTTACCAATACCATCGGAATAATAGGAGCATACCATACAGGTTCTACAAGAGTCCCATCATCATTCAAGTATTCCAAAATATTATCATCTTCTTTTGGGTATAATTTTCTAGTTATTTGTTCTAATTTTGTAAATATATATCTTTCTGATGCGTGATCGCTTCCACCACCAATACGGGTTCCAAATTGTCCTAAAGGAGATAATAAATTAATATTGTTTGAACCTACAAAATTTTGAGCCATTCCAATAATAGCTCCATTCAATGACATTTCGCCGTGATGATATCCAGAATGTTCTGATACATAACCACTAAATTGAGCTACTTTAATTTCACTCGTCAAATTTCTTTTAAAAGCAGAATATAATATTTTTCTTTGACTGGTTTTCAATCCATCCATCAAATTAGGAATACTACGATCACAATCATATTTTGAAAAGTGAATTAATTCTTTATCGATAAACTCACTATATGTAATTTTTTCCAATGTATTATTCGCATAATTTGTTCTATCATAATTTTCCAACCATCTCTTGCGATCATTTGACCTTTTCTTATTAAATACCATATCAATAGCATCATTACATACTTCGCTATGTTGAAACCAAACCATTTTCTTTGATTTAAAATATTCCTTGAATTCAACTGATGTGCTCGTTCCCAAACCTTTATAATATTTAATACTCCACGATTTCACATCATCCCCCATACTATCTTTCCATAATTCATATTCTCTTTCATTATAAAACAATGCTTCCTGTTTTTTATTTCGCGCCTTTAAAATGGGTGTATTCATAAAACCAATAAAGTTAGCATCTATCAATGTATTCCATTCACTATGAAACAAATTAATAATCAATCCTTTAATGTGAGAACCATCTACATCCGCATCTGTCAATATAAGAACTTTTCCATATCTCAATTGACTGTTGATGACTTCCTCTGTATATGTTTTGTTATTTTCCAAACCAATAATTTTCTTAATTTCACAAATTTCTTTATTCTCAGAAATTTTTGTAATATTTTCACCACGAACATTCAACAACTTACCTTTTAATGGATAAACTCCAATCACATTCTTATCTTCACTCGATAATCCCGAGATAACACCAGCTTTTGCTGAATCTCCCTCACACAATATCAACGTACATTTATGTGATTGAGCTGTTCCAGCTAAATTCGCATCAACTAATTTTGGAATTCCTCGAATATGTTTTGTTTTGCTTCCATCACTTTTCTTCGCATTCTTAGCTTCTTTCAAATCATTGACAGCACACGCGTGCTCTACTACTCCTAACTTAATTATCTTATCAATAAATTTATCTGTAATATGACACAAAGAACCAAATTTAGACATTGTCGAAGTCATTGAATCTTTTGTTTGACTATCAAAAGATGGATTTTCAATGTCACAACGAACAAACAAATGTAATTGTTCTTTGATTGTAGCCATTTGAACCCTTATCTTTTTCTTTTTTTCAATATAATCAACCAATCTACGTATAATAGAATTCAAAATATAATCAACGTGGCGACCCCCTTTACTCGTATGAATTCCGTTAACAAAACTAACTTGTTGAAATTCTCCTGTTGTGCTTAACGCCACACCCAATTCCCACCTCTCGCCAAATTCTTCATAAACAACCCCTACTTTTTCATCACCCCCAAAATAATATTGTATGTATTGTAAAAACGATTTCACAGGTAATAAAGAACGATTAAATTTCACCTTAACATTCTTTTTTGTTACAGCCGCAATATCATACACACGTTTTTGAAATAAACTTATCATATCAGGACTTAATCCAGACAATCCCAATCTTTCATAATCAGGTTTAAATGTTATTCTAGTATATGGTTTTGTTTTACACGCAACTATCTTAGGTGTTCCTTTAACTTCCAAATTATTTTCAAATGTTTGAGTATATTTTAATTTACGAATGTGATCCACAGTTTCGATTTCACCAAATACAGACCAAATAAAGATTAATTTAATACCCAACCCATTCACTCCACCTACAATCTTTTTTTCATTCTTGTCATAATTTGTTGATGTTCTTAAATGTCCGAATATCATTTCAGGAATCCAAATATCGTGTTCAGGATGTTTTATAATATCAATGCCATTTCCATCATTTAACATAACAATAGTTCCATCTTCCTTTACTTCCACCTCAATATTTGTAACAGGATATATTTTTTCTTCTTCTTCTTCTTTTGTTTCTCCACCTCCTATTGATTGTGACGAAGAAGCATTAGCAATTACTTGTTCCATACGCACAGAATGGTCGCGACAATTAATAATAGCTTCATCAAATAATTTATACAAAGCAGGAACCATATCTATTTTTTTCTCAACAATTTTTTTAGTCTCATCATCAAATACATACATTTCTACATCAATACTTTGAGTTGAACCGATATACATATTTGGATTATCCAAAATATGTTGTTTATCAGATTTCATCTGGTATTTTGTGGAAATTTCGCTTTCGTTTGACATTATTTAATTCAAATGAACTTATATTTACATTCATTTATTACTGACATTTGTAATCATTTTTTTTTGTAATTAATCTTTGTATATATTACGATGCCTAAAACTTTCCGAAACAAATCTCATATACGCAGAAAACATACTAAGAAATCCAAACAAGTATCTTGTAAATTTCAAGCTACCACTCAAGCATTAATTAAATGGTATGTTAGTCTTTATGAAAAATTGGGATGGATGGTTTTAGCCAAAGAAAAGGGGTTGAAGTTTAAACTCGAATATTATAAAAAATCAATTCATTTGTTAAAAGATGAATTAGTTTGTAAAATAAATAGCGTTCAAGATTATGATAAAATAAATGATTTGCGTATTATCTTAGATAATGTAATTATCTTAGAGAGACACGTTCAAAAGGATTTTCGTTAAAAAGTTAATCATATATCATATATTTTTGTAATTGTATAATTGTAATATATGTAACTTTTATATGGAGGGCTTCTCTCATCACAATATAGATTGCTACCATAAAAATACAATGTTGATAATTCTGGAGTATCAAATTTCCAATATGTTGTAAAATTACCAATAACTGAATGTTGATCTTTATAAAATGAATTTGAATTTACTATTGTATAAGCGTCTAATTTTTTACCACCATCATAAATAGTATAATAATAGGGAGTTTCGGGGTCATCACTAAGCACAACATATGTGCTTTCGGGCGCGGTTGGTTCTGTATTTTTATTATTAGATAAATAAAATATCCAACTAGATGCTGTGGTTATTCCATCCGGTTTAATATTAAAATTAATATTGATATTATATGTTCCTGTCCCTGTTTCAAGTAAATCTATAGCAAATATAGGAACAACCAATGGTTGTTGATAAATATCCAAAGTAAAAACTCCTCGACTATAAGTTACAGAAGGAAGTCCTAATTGACTTGATGGCGATAGTTTAAATGATGATGATTCCACAGTATTTGCTACGACAGAACCATCAGTATAATATAATGATATTACACTAGTAGAGCTACTTATAGATGTATTAACTATATTGAGATCGTTGTCATTTATTACTACACCAAGACCATTCGATAAATGTATTGTTGGACCAGATATTTGATTATCTATATTTACAATATTTGTATTAACTGTATAAGCAGATACACTTCCAGAATCTAGATTCGGATCTATTTTAATAGAAGCACTTGAAATATCACCTATAGATGAAGCAGGAAAATATGCCGCATTCGCATACAAGATATTATTAATTAGACCAGGTCCAGTTGGGCCAGTAAATCCTCTTATTCCTCTTATTCCAGTAGGTCCAGTATCACCAGTAGGTCCAGTATCACCAGTAGGTCCAGTATCACCAGTAGATCCTATATCACCTGTGTAACCCGTCTCACCAGTAGGTCCTATATTACCGGTAGGTCCCGTAGAACCATTATTAAGTAAATTTACTCTGTATGACACAGTAGGGTCGTCTGAAGGTGTAAAAATGGCATTCAATTGTAGATTATTGCCATCAAATAAAATGCCATCTAAATTTGGTTGTATTGTTGTTGTAAATGAACGTATAATATCTGGTATTCTCGATGAATAAATGGGAATCGTCGGATCTGTAAGTATGTCGGATGAATCCGCGGGAATTATTGAATCTATTGGAATCATCGAGTCTGTGGGTATGTCGGATGAATCCATTGAAATCATTGAGTCTGTAAATAATGCTGGTTCCGCAAATAATGAAATTAGTGGCGATGGTATTAGTAATGGTGCTGGTCTAACTACAGTTGTAAATGAAATTAATTGATTACAAATAACGTCTCCAGTCGCATAAATATTTCCATCTACATAAAGATAATTGCCTGTATTGGGATCGATTATATTACCAAGGGGTCCAGTAATTCCAGTCGGAAACCATAAAAGTCTATTATTTATGTAACCACTATCTAATGACGCATCATAAATAATTACATTTCCTTCCGTTGTTAGTCCTTGTGGATCTGTTAAAATAGAGACAGAACCTGTTGGTCCAGTATATCCAGTGTCACCAGTTGGGCCTATTTCTCCTGTATATCCAGTGTAACCTGTTGGTCCTATTTCTCCTGTATATCCAGTGTAACCTGTTGGTCCTATTTCTCCTGTATATCCAGTGTAACCTGTTGGTCCTATTTCTCCTGTGTAACCCGTGTAACCAGTTGGACCTATTTCTCCGGTGTAACCAGTGTAACCTGTTGGTCCAATTTCTCCAGTATATCCAGTATCTCCCGTAGGTCCTATTTCTCCAGTATATCCAGTATCTCCCGTAGGTCCTATTTCTCCAGTATATCCAGTATCTCCCGTAGGTCCTATTTCTCCAGTATATCCAGTATCTCCCGTAGGTCCTATTTCTCCAGTATATCCAG